CTCCCGGGTACCAATAGGCGTCGCATGGACGGTTATGGATCGTAAGGGACCTGTCGTAAAGGCAGTGGTCAAAAACGCCGGTGCTGCAGATATAGGGCTTCAATCCATATCTCTTGTACGTGTTGGTCAAGGTCTCCACAAGGTTTTCCCCCGTCCCGTTGTTCCCGCTCACCCAGGGTATCCGGCTTACCCGGAAACGCATGTCGGCTAGCCGGGCGTAAGGGACCGGCTGGCCGGAGGGGTCGAAGGCGGCGAAATGGCCGAGGGAGATGTACATGCGGGACCTCTCGCCGGAGCACATGCTATGGATGCGCCCTTGCTGGTAGGCGTGCCCGTTCGTGCAGAGGAACTGGTCCACGGTCTTGCGGGTCGTGGAGCGGCGCAGGGGGGACATGATCCCCTCCGGCCGGGTCGAGGCCGGACGGCCGTAAAGCAGCAGGTTCCTCACGCTCTCCAGTGTCCCGTTGTACTCCGGTTCCGGGAATCCCTCGGCCCCCTCGCCCATGACGGGGAGCTTGGAGTTCGATCCGAAATCCATGAGATCCCAAGACAGCTTGATATACCTGCATTGACAGGACCTGAAATCCAATGCCGCCCAAGCGTTGTACTCGATCCTGATCTCGCCGACACGCTCCCAGTCGTAGCCCATGTCCCTCATGCCGTAGACGGAGAATTTGTTCCGGGATGACGTATATACGAACATCTTGTCTATGACGTAGGCGGAGAACAGGTCTATGACGATGTCGAAAGGCGAGGTGTCCCGGCTGTACTTGTACTGGTACCAGAAGGTCGAGTAGCCCTTGTTCGTCATGTCCGGGTACCCGTCATCGAGGAAGACGTTCCTCTCGGTCTCGTCCACCATCCTGCCTACCGAGCAGACGGTCCCGTCCGTGTCGGTGAGATAATTCCTGAGCTGGGGGATGATGTTCCTTTCCGTCAGGTTGATACGGTAGGCCCTCGTCATGTCCTCGCTGCCGACCGTGCGGAAGTACACGGGATCCGAGGCCCCGGATATGTATTCCACCCCGAAATTCACCTTGATGGTTTTCAGGTATACGTAATACTCCCTGTTAGGGACGAGACCCGATATCGTCGTTCTCTGCAGCGTCCCGGGATTCTCGGGCGTCGGGATGGCCGGGACCTTGCGGAGTCCCGCCCACATTTTCGGGTCGTCGGCGTCCACGAGGTCGTTGGCGTATCGCATGTCGTATTCGGTTCCCCTGTCGTAGATGTTATTCGCGTAAGGGGCGGTCCATTGCACCGTGCAGGAGGAGCTGTCCGAGTAGACCACATGGAAGTCCTTGATCTTTTGCGGGCCGGGATAGGTCTTGTCCCCGATGATGGTGCTCGTGTGGATATAGATATATTCCCCGACACGGTTGTAATTCAGTATAGCTATCGTATCGCTATTGAGCGGCAGGTCTATGGTGCCTCTCATCGTGTTGCTCAGCACGATCTGCCGGAGGCCGCTCTGGTAGACCATGACCTTCCCGCATGATCCCTCCCTCGTGTTCTGTATCTCCAGGTTATATATGAGGGTGTCCTGTCCGAGCGCCACCTTGGCGTAAGGGGCCTTCAGGAAGTCGATGGCGATACGGCCGCCGGAGGGTGTCACCTCCCTGAATATCTCCGAGGTGAATACCTTGTCCACCTCCAGCTTGATCTCCTTGTATGCCGCGTCCTTCGGGTCCCATACGTACATCCCGTCACCGGCGATGAAGAAACCGTCCTGTCCGGTCCCCGTTGGATACGCCGCTCTCAGGGCCTCCAGGGAAGGGAAGCTGTCCAGCAACCTGTACTCAAGGTTATCCCCCTTGTCTCCCTTGTCACCCTTCAGGCCCATCAATTGCTCAAGGGTGAAGTCCTCGTACCGGAAAGCGTCCCCCCGGTCGCCTTTCTCCCCCTTGAGGCTCTCCAGCTCGACGATATCCTCCCATGACCCGGCGCCAACCTTCCATTGGAGGTGCTTCTCCGTACGCCGGAAGACCACCTTCAGCTCGGACAGGGCGAGCAGGTCCTTCCACTCTCCATTACCCAGTTTCCATTGTACGTGTGTCGTCGTCACGCGAAGATTGACCCGCAGCAAGGACAGGGGGGCCTCCACCACGTCATGTATCCCTCCCGGCATGCGAAGGGCCGGGAGGGAGTATACGCTATCGAGGGATGTCACCACCTCCAGGTCTCCGACCCCTGTCGATCCGGATTCCAGGGCCGACTTGATAATGGGTTTCAATATGGCGGCGAGCGCCTTGATGTCATCGGTTGAGTATGCCATTTCGTTATTCGATTGACTGGTTAGACAAATCCATGCGCTCACTTCCCCTTTTTAGCCGGAAGTCTCTTGGGCGTCAGCGCCTCGATCAGCGCGCGTCTCAGGGGCGCGGAGGCGCTGGACATGTCGAGGATCGACAGTATCTCCTTGGCGGTCTCCTCGCCGACCTCGGTCGGTCCGTCACTGAAATATATCTCCTTGCCAAAATCGGAGACGGCTATGTCACGGGCCGCCCCCCATACGAGGTTGCCCAGCTCCTTGCGGGTGTCAACGATGATGGGATCGCCCTCGATCGTCGCCTGTACCCTTAAATTCTTGAAATCCACTTTTGCCATGACTGTTAATTCTTTAATCGTTAGAAACCCCTGTTATGATCCCGTTCTCGACGGTAAGCCTCACGCTCTCCGAGCCCGCCTCGTCATAGAGGTCATCGATATCCGACAATACCTCGCCTATGACGGTCTCCATGGTCTTGAAATCATCCCCCGCGGAGAAATTATAACCGACCTGCCCCTTGCGTTGGTGGTTGATGGTAAGTACCTGCCTGCCCTCTCTCGTGACGGCGGCATATATGGAGCCAAGCCCCTTGCCGGGCTCGTACGCCCCGGAGTACCTTACCGTCTCCCCGCCGGGCAGGCTGCCTGTCACCTCCTTGGTGACCTTTGTCAAAATCGTTAGTTCCTTTCTCATGATCGTATGTTTTAAATGATGGTTCACTCGTTCTGGTAGCCGACGATGATGCCGCCGACCACTCTCAACCGTATTTTATCAAGGTCCACGTCCGTTCCGAAAGAGACTCCTTGGTGTCCCCGGCAGTAATAATCGCCGGATGACCACACGTTCCCGACGCTGCTTAGCGTGTCGCAATGGATATTCCCGTACCCGGAGGCCGTTATGGAGCTGCAGGATAACGCCCCGTCGATATAGACCTTTCCCCCGAATTGGGCGGCGCATCCGTTCGAGAAACCGATTATCGCTGCCCCGCTGATGATCAACGTGGTCCCGGGGGTCCCGGCCAAGGCGCTCCCTCCCCACACGAAATTTCCTATCTTGACGATATTCGAGGTGATGCTGTCTGCGTCTATCAGGCTGGCGTAGATCTTCCCGTTATGGTCGATGAGTACGCCGTTCAGGTCTATCTTGTTGCCCTTGATCGTGACCGTGCTGGCCGTCTGGTTGATCATGGAGACCACCGTGTCCCCGTTATAGTCCGTGGTCGACACCTTTTGCGTGATGCTCCTCGCGTTCACCTCAATCGAGGCGGAGAGATCGTTTCTGAGGCCGGAGAGATCCGAGCTAGTGGCGTACAGGTACAGGCTGTCATTGATCCCGTCTATCCGTAGGCCGAGGTCCGTGATCGTCTTGCTGTTGTTGTCCGTCTTCGTCACGTAGGCGGACAGGGTGCCGTTCGTGTTGTCGAGCGCCAACCCCATGTCCGTCACCGTGCCCTTTAGGCTATCCACCTTGTTGGCGTACATTCCCACACGCTCGTTCGTCTGCTCCAGCTTGGTTGACATCTCCACCCGGAAATCGTCCAGCGGCCGGCTCGTGAGCAGCAGGTTATAGATGAATACCTCACCGGTATGGGAGATGGTAAAATCACCCGTACCGTCCCATTCCCCGATAAACTCCTCCTGCGCGAAAGCGTCGGTGGGCGTCATCGCCTTGGTCTCGTACAGGTCCTGCCCGGGAAAACCGATGGTGAGCGTACCGGCGGTCTTGACCTTGCACATGAACGATATATAGAACGTGGGCCATTTCATGCTCCCGTCTGGCATCGCCACCAACCCTTCCGGCCTGCGTGACAGGTTGGCGTTCAATTGCCTGATCGTGGAGTTCTTTATGCGGAGGGCGAGCCTGTTCAACACCTGCACGATACCTGTGATCCGGTCTTTCTCCGAGTAAAGGGAGTCGTTCACCGGGATGTAACGCTCGCTGACGGTGAATAACGACACGTCATTGCCCGGCTCCCATCCGACGATATCCTCGGAGAAGGACGAGTTGGTGAGATAGTTGTCCTTCTCCGCTATCTCGTGCCGGATGGATGACATCTCGCTGGAGAGCTTGCCGTTCATCACTTGGAATAGCGTGCTGACATCCTCTCCCGTATCCGAGAGGATGAACTTCCCACGGGCGTAAAGGTTCTCCACGTACCCCCCGTCACCGTCCAACCTTCCGAAATAGGGCGTGACCAGACCGTTCAGGTTCCCGATACGTACCTTCACGCAATTCTCCGGGTCGGTCTTCATGCCACGGATCACGTCAAGGTAAGGCGTACCGAACTCGTCAATGGTCGTTATCTTGATTATGCCGCTGCGAGTGGAGTTATCCGGATTATCCACACGACACAATGTATCCCTCTTGGTTATCTGGGAGAGATCGCCCACGAAGTTCTCGAACGTCAACCAATCAAGGCGGTTCTCGCCGTCGTAAAGATTGCCTACCCCAACCGATACGACCTTCAGCTCGTATTGTTTCACCATCTGGTAATTGTTCTCCAGATTGGGATCACCCTGGAACTGTTGCACCATGAGGATATCACCCTTTCGGAACGGGTTATACAAACGCCCCCCGTCCGTGTCGAGGTAGATCCTGCCCGAGTTGGCGTCGTAATGGTCCACCTCCATCATCCCGGAGAAGATGCGGTTGTCATTCTCTCCCAGGAGCTGGGACACGATGAACTCGTAGACCCGTAACGTTCCCCGCACGGCGATATCGTCGATCTCCAGCTTGTATCTCGTCTCGTTTATCCCGGCGGCGTTGGTCCGGATATACGGGGCGAGCATCCAGCCCGTCCCGTTAGGGAACCCCGAGGCAAACATGGGCGAGGATAGGGAACCGGCGAACATGGAGTCATTCTTCACCCTCAGGTCCTTCAGCCACATCGTGCCGTCGGCGAATAGGCGGAACCCGTTCTCATGGCCGAAGCCGTTGGCGTCACGGTCTGAGTAGATGGAGGAGTCAAGGCCGGCAAGGATGATGTCCTTCTCGAACGTGATGTTGCCCGCCGCCGTATCGTCGATATCCTTACGCAGGTAACGGTCATCGAGGGCGGATATGGGTTTCAGTATCTCTTTCAAGGTTCTCAGGGCCGTGAACCCGTTCTCGTCGGATGGTTCCGTCAGGTCATCCAATTTTATATGGTAAAGGCCGTCACCGGTTCCCCCGGACCCGCCAGCCTCGTTGACGATGGCCCTCCATGTCTCTCCAAGTTCACTTATGATGCCGTTCCTTATCGTGTCATGTATTACACCAAAAGACGTAACGGATGCTTTCGGGTTATGCGGATCAAAGGCCGGGAATAATACCCCCTCGCCAAGCTCTTGCCGTGGGAGCTCAGCTAAGCGAGGGGGAAAAATAAAATCCGGCGAGGAGAGGTTTGGAACCGTTAGATTATCCGGAAGCTCTTTCTCGTTACGGATAAGGTTCAGGTACCTCGAGATCTCCGAGAGTCGGTACGTGAACGTATAGGAGCTCGGGAGATCGTTGGAGGTGTAGGTGGCGTCGCTCTCGGTGACGATTATTCTCCGGATCATGGACGCCTCGTATATATACTTGGCCCGGCTGGGAAAAAAATCCAGCAACCAACGGCGGGAGTAATCATCGAGGAATCCCGTGTTCTTTACGAACTTACGATCGGTCTCCACGTCATACTCGGACAGGTTCTCGCCCAGTTCCGCTATCAGGTGCCCATGCTCCGCCTGCAGACGGTTCACCCCATGGGCACGGAAGGTGTCCATACCTCCCAGACTGTTCTCGAAAAGGAACCATTGCTCGTCCTCGGAATGGATATCCGTGAATTTATAGAATTGCGATACGCTCAGTCTCGCTCCGCCGGCCTCGGCGTAAACCTCGAGATAGCTGGGGTACTTGTTCCCGAATAGCTTGGCTACGATTGCGTATTGGAGATTGAGTGTCACGCACTCGCCGGCGGTCATTCCCTTCAAGGAGGTCATGCTCGAAGATTTGTCCGGGAACGTGGCCTTGGCCTTCACCGTGCAGTCCGATATGGCGTAGTAGGTCAACCACTCCGGTGAGTAATAGGTCACCTCCTTGACCTTTGGCTGCCACGTGAGGAAGTGGGACTTCAACCAGTTTCCCGGCGTGTCCGCCAGATCCGCTATCCCGCACCGGATCGCCCGGAACGAGTGGGAGGTCCCGTCTATCGTGGCCGTGAAATCTGCGAATATGGTATTTTGGGAATAGATCTCTTGGGCCGTGTCCAAAGTATAGCTCAATTGGCTTTCCACCACCTCTCTCACGTCGATCGTGACCATCTTGTCCGGCCCGGGCTCGTAGCTTTGCTCGAGCAAGGTGGCCGTTCCTTTCTTCAAGATGAAAGAGACGGCCTCTTGTGCCCCCAATACAAATTTCCTCATGTTCCCGGACAGGCTCAGAGCGTCTGGTTTATCTATGATCGTTGCCATTTGCGATTATTTTACCCCCAAAAGTATGGCTGTCGGATGGTCCGATAAAGGACAGTTACCGGGTC